CATCGAATGTCTGGCATAGCCAGAGCCCCCATAGTCTAGCCGTTCGGGCTAGAGATCAGTCCAGCGTATTCGCTGGAGACAGTTCTTCTTGCCCGAAAGGAAACTCCAGTGGCCAAAATCACCAACGCCTTCACCACTTACAACGCGACAGCAAACAGAGAAGATCTCAGCAACGCGATCTACAACATCGACCCGTTCGATACTCCAGTTATGTCGGCTATACGCAGACGCAACGTAAAGAACCGGATCTTCGACTGGCAAACAGAGTTCCTGCCGCTCGTTAATCTTGCGAATGCCCAGTACGAAGGGTTCCAACTCAGCAACAGCCCGTCCCAGCCGACGATCCGCCGCAACAACGTCACCCAGATTTCCGAACGGGACGCCACCGTCTCGGGCAGCCAGGAGGAAAGCGACGCCGCCGGCAAAGGCAGCGAGATGGCGCACCAGATGGCGCTCGCCGCCAAGGTCCTGAAATCGGACATGGAGAGCATCCTCTGCTCTCGCCAGCAGCGGGTCGACGGCGACGTGGCCCAGGCGACGGCCCCACGGACCACCGAGGCCTTCTCCCACTGGCTCGGCCGCGCCGTGGACAAAAACTCCAACACCGCCGCAGCGGTCGCGCCCGGCACCATCATCACCGGCCTGCCGACGGCTCAGGGCTCTGTTCCCGGCGACGCGGCGTTCCCGGCGCCGGGAACGCCGGTGACCATCACCGAGGCCATGTTGGGCGATGCTATGCAACAAGCGTATACCAACGGAGGCTCTCCGACTATGTGGATAGTCCCGCCGGGGCCTAAGCGTACAATTTCGACCTTTACTGGCCGCTCTACTACGCAAGTCTTGGTTGGCAAGACGGAAGTGGTTTCAACTATTGACGTGATAGCAACAGATTTCGGTAGGGTTAAAGTAGCGCCATCACGTTGGCTTCCGGTTGACGTTGGACTTCTAATAGACCCAGACTACGCTGCCGTAGCTTTCTTCAGAGCATTTCGCCAGTTTTTGATGGCGCGCGTCGGAGACGCAGAGACTAGAATGATAGTTTGTGAGTGGGGGTTAGAAATGCGTAATCCGCTCGCTCATATCTTGTTCAACGGAATTAAAAAGTGAATTAAATATGTCGCTGCCAGGGCCGTCTATTGTGAGCTTGTTCTTTCATGGTCGCCCATCGGCCTCTCGGAAAGGCGGTTGTGTCAAGAGGCGGCTCGTCGTTTCAGCGGCGGGCCGCCTCGCTTTGTACTTCACGATGCAAACAGCGGCAACCGTGATTTTACCATATTTTGCGGGCGTCTCCAATGACTGAACGGCGCACGACGTACCGCAACGCGGATGGCGTGCGCCGCACGCTCATCACTGACGATGAGCGCCCCGAAGACTTCGCCGTCCACACCGAACAGGTCCTCGACGACATCCTCGACAGCATCGAGCGCGACCGCGCGATAATGCGCCACGACGGCGTCAACAAGCTCTTGGCCCGCATTCCAATCGAGGTCTACGAGCGCGCCGTCCATGAGCAATGGGACGACGCCGACTGGGCGCGCTGGCTCAACTCCTCCGAGGCCGCGCCGTTCCGCATCTGGCGGGGGCGGGTGTGATGGCGGGCTACGATGACAGCATCTTCTCCAACCTGCCCGGCAGCCCGCGCAGGCCGAAGCCCCCGCCCGACAACCGGGGCCTGGGCCAGACCATGTTCCCGGTCGATCCGCGCGCGGTGGTTGGCGGCCTCTACGATCAGGGCGCGCAGGCCATCGGGAATTTTGCCGCCAATGTCGCGGGTCAGCCGTTTCCCGGCATCGCCCCCAACGTCGGCTTGCCGAACGCCGACCTGCTCGGCCGCGATGTCACCGCAATGCTGCAATCGCCGATCCACGGCGGCGTCAGCCCCAGCGCGGCCTCGCACACGGTGCTCGCCACTGCCTGGGCGCCTGCGGCTTGGATGCGGATAAAGACGATAGCCAAGACAGAGCCGGAGGTCGCCAACACAATCGCGTCGCTGACGCCTGCCGAAGCGCCTGATTATTTCTTCAACTCAAACGTCCACAACGCCATGTTGAGCGATGTTGTGAACGCTCACTTGCTCGACCAGCACTTGGTGACACGGACGACGACGCCTCCTGACTTGACTTTCGGTCCTCCTCCCGACCCGGCCCAGTATCGCGCTCAGTTGGAGGAGCTGCGGGGACAACGGCCGCCGCAGCCAAGTCAGCCGCAGCCAAGTGGCCCGACCCTTGCAGACTTCCTATACGGCTCGCAGTCGAATGCGGTCCAACCGGCGTCCACGCCCTGGAACACGTTCAAGCTGAACCCGCCGAACATGCCGCCATTCCCGGCCAACGACCCGCGCGGCGTCGGGCCGCCGGGGACGACGCTGAACACGCCGCCTAATTGGAGCCCCTGATGGGCGTCGGAGAGGAAGCAGAGAAGGTCGCGACCAGTACGGTCGAGGCGCTCAAGTTCCAGCCGATCCTGCTGGTGATCGTCCTGCTCAACTGCATGATGATCGCCGCCGCCGCCTTCTATCTCAACGCGCAGGAGCAGAGCCGCTCCAAACTGTCGGAATTACTGATCGCTAAATGCGTGCCGCAAGGGGGAGTTCACTGAGGTGGGCCTCACCGAGGAAGCAGGAAAGGTCGCGAACACCGCCGTCGCTGCAATGGGCGCGTCGCCGCTGGCGATTGCGTTGCTGGTCGTCAACATCGGCTTTCTCGGCTTCTGCGGCTTCATCCTGGGCGAGGTCGCCGCCAATTCGGCAGAGCGCAACAAGGCGCAGCTTCAGTTGATCAACGACCTCGTCCACGACTGCCGCCAGGGGCCGAAGCCGTGAAGATGACCGAACAGGGTCGAAAGCTGTTGATGGAGCGCGAGGGCTGCAAGCTCAAGGCTTACAAGGACAGCGTCGGCGTCTGGACAATCGGCGTCGGCCACACCTCTGGAGCTGGGCCGCCGCAGGTGAAAGCGGGCATGACCATCACCCAGGCCCAGGCGGACCTCGTCTTCGCCGACGACGTGGCCGAGTTCGAGGACGGCGTGACCTCTCTTCTCGGCGACGGCGACAGGCCAATCGAGCCGTATCAGTTCGATGCTTTCGTCTCGCTTGCCTACAACATCGGCCTCGGCGCGTTCGCCTCTTCGACCGCTCTGCGGAAGTTTCTGGATGGCGCGCACGATCAGGCGGCCGAGGCGATCCTGATGTGGAACAAGCCGCCGGAGATCAAGGCGCGTCGGCGCGGCGAGCATCAGCAGTTTCTGAACCTCCAACATGTTGCGAGGGCATGACCCATGTGCGGTTTTGGTCTGGACCTGATCTTCAAGGTCGCAATCGCGATCATTGTGATCCTGGTCATCCTGGCGCTGATCAAGGCCGCGTTCCCCAATTGGATCACCGGCATTACGGGCGCCCCCTACTGGAACATCATCCAGATCGTGATCGGCGGCGTGGTCGCGATCCTGATCTTATTGTTCATTTGGAGATTAGCGGAATGCGCTGGGTTGCTTGGCCGCTATAGCCTCGCATCGATGGGGTTGGCATGAGCGCGTCTATCCTCCCACGGACGTGCTTTTGGGGCGGCAAGCGTCAGCGCGCTGCGCCGCTCCGCTTTTAGCGCGCAGGGGAGAGGGCAGATGAGCTTCGACCTGACTGATAGTCAGAACAAGAGGAAAAAGAACAAGGAGGGCGTGTCATAAGCGACTTCTCCGACTTCAAGGCCCAGATCGCGGAATGGAGCAACCGGCAAGACTGGCCAGACGCGCTCGTCACCTCGTTCGTGCGCATGGCGGAAAGCAAGCTCAACCAGGAGCTGCGCGTGGCGCTGATGATCCAGATGGACGACGGGATCATCACCTCGCGCTGCGCGCAGTTGCCCGGCGACTGGCTGGCCATGGACCTTGTGCGGGTCGCCAACGACGCAGGCGCCGACGGCTTTCTGGTTGCGCGCTACAAGGCCCGCGACGAGTTCTTCAATCAGCGCGATGACCACACCTGGATGTACTACACCTTGGTCGGCACGACGATGTACTTTGGCGGCACGCCCGATCCGGTGGACGGCACCGAATACAAGCTCGCCTACTACGGCGAGGTTCCCACCTTCTCCGACACCCAGACGAGCTGGGTCTACACCAAATACCCCAACCTCTATCTCAGCGCGGCAATGATGCATGCGTACATGCACGCCGTCGGCGAGGAGCAGAACGCGGCGAACTCCAAGCAGTTCGCCGAAGACATGATCCAGAAGCTGAACGCCGCCCACCTCGGCGCGAAGGCCTCAGGCTCGCGCGTCACCATGCCCCGCCATAGGAGCTTTGGATGACGCAATGGACGCCTGACCCCTGCATGGGCGACGCGAGCTGGAAAGGCCTCACCGTCTGCCGCCGCCCCTACGGTCGCGGCGCCTACGACACGGGGCCGTACGGCCGATGCGCCATCGTCGGGGGCGCCATCTGGGGCCAGGAGATAGCCTGCGCGCCGTTCAGCCAGCAAGCGCCGCTCCCGCCCCTGCCGTGGAGGCGGCGCCATGGCTGACACGTTCACCTTCAACTACGGCTGGACGAAGCCCGATCCCGGCGCCAGCGACGACACGTGGGGCGACAAGCTCAACGCCGATCTCGATGCAATCGACACCCAGCTCAGGACGGTCGCGAACGGCGTGGTAGGTCCGCAGGGTCCGCAGGGTCCTGCCGGTCCCGTGGGACCGCCAGGGGCCAATAGCACGGTCCCCGGCCCAACCGGCCCTCAAGGAGCCCCGGGAGCGCCCGGGCCGCAGGGCGCTGCTGGCCCAACCGGCGCAACCGGGGCGCAAGGGCCAGCAGGGCCGACCGGCGCTCCCGGCCCAGCAGGCTCTCAGGGGCCGCCTGGGCCTGTTCCAGAGGCGCCGACTGACGGGCAGATCTACGGGCGCCAGAATGCCGCTTGGTCCGTGGTCACGGGCGGCGGCATCTCTGACGCGCCGAACGACGGCACGCTGTACGGGCGCAAGAGCGCCGCCTGGGCGCATCTCACCCACACCGACATCACCGACTGGACGGCGACGCTCGCGCCTTACGCGCTGACCGCCAACGTTCCGGTTGCCTCAACCACGTTGCCGCTCGTTGATGGCGCGGCGGCGGTTGGGACCGGAACGACCTGGGCGCGGGCCGACCATGTTCATCCTGGCGGTCCTCCGGTGACGATTAGCGATACGGCGCCGGCTAGTCCTGCGGTTGGGTCGCTGTGGTTCGATAGCGTCGGCGCGCAGTTGTATGTTTTCTATCGAGATCCGAACACTTCTCAATGGGTGGTCGCGGTCAATTCTAGCCCCGGCGGTGGCGGGGCGATTGGTTATTCCCAGCTGCCGACAGAGGTTCAGCAAGTACCAATCTCGTTCCCGTTTGCGGGTAAGCCGGCGACGGGCGCTGTAGTCAACGCGCCGATGGCGATGGCGCTTACCGTGGCTGCGGGCCTCGCGGGAACGGTGGTTTATGACACCACTTTGACGACGGGGAATGCGGTGTTTACCGTCAACAAGATCTCGGCCGGCGTGACGACTGCGCTTGGCACGGTCACCATCACCTCGACTTCGCATACATCAGCGACGCTGGCCGGCGCGGGCGGATCGTTGGCGATTGGCGACGTACTCCAGGTTGTCGCTCCGAGCACACAAGACGCGACTTTGGCCGATGTCGGCGTTACTATCCTGGCGATGAGGGTTTGACATGGCCTGGTCGTTCGGCGACAGCTTCGACCTGTATTCAGTCGCCGCCGATATGGCGAACAATTATTGGGACCCTCCCGCCTCGCCGGGGTTCGTTGCTGGACGCTTTGCCGGAAGCCGAGCGATTTTCTTCAGTGGCGGCAATTCGACCAACCTGACTAAGAGCAGCGGCGTCAACGACGCTGCGCACCATTTCGTCATCAGTTATCAGGCTCCGGGGACCATAAGCGGGACCGCCGGATGCTGGATAAGCTTGCTGGATGGGACGACGGCGCAATGCACCATCTTCATCCGCAACGATGGAACAATTCTTCTGCAATCAGGCGCTATCGGCGGGGCGACATTGGCGACTTACTCGGGGGCGTTCAACACGATCAATACTTGGTACGCATTCGAGTTCGAGATCGTCATCAATAATACGACGGGCGCGTTCAGAGTTCGCAAAAACGGCAATAACGTCAACGATTTCGACAGTGGGGCAGTCCTCAATACGCGGCCCGTCTCGACCAACAACTATGCCAACAAAGTTCAATTAGGCACAGTCACCACCAACCCCAATGTGGCTATCGACGATTTCTTCTGGCAAAGCGGCGCGGCGGCGGGCGCATGGCTGGGCGATCTCCGCTGCTACACGCGGATGCCAGCAAGCGATCAGAGTGTGCAGTTCTCTCGAACAAATCCAGTCCAGGCTCCTTGGTCACCGTCGGGCAGTACTTTCAGCATTAACGCTGGTCAATCGTGGTACATGCCGTTTACTCCTTCCGCCACAGGCACTGTAAGCACTGCGACCGTGCAGTTGAACCTGGGCTATACGGGAAATATGAAATGCTCGTTTTTTCTCGCTGACGGCACAAACGGCCCTGCCTATCCAGGGACGGTACTGGCGTCGGCCACACCGATCTCCAATCCAATCACAGGCGCAAACACTTTTACCTTTCCAACCCCTTTCACCATCACGAAGGGGACATCGTATTGGATCGCTTTTTGTAGCGACACATCAGTTACGAACGGCTGGGCCGCGACATTGGCGGGGACGGGACGGTCAGCGAATGGAACTTATGCGGCTTTTCCCGTCACCAACCAGAGCGGTACAAGCGGCACTAATAACATCACATCATCGTGGCCAATCACGACGACAGTCAGTGCTTCGTTGGTCAGCGAGCCCCAACAGGATGGTCTGGCCTCCTACGTCTACGACAGCAACCCCGGCGACGCCGACTTTTACGGTATTGCCTCCATCGCTTCGACGCCTGCGGCTGTGATCGCCACGACAATTCGCGTCTACGCGCAGAAGTCCGACATCGGTACGCGCACCGCCGCCGTGCAGCTCAAGTCGGGCGCGACGACGGTTGCTTCGCCCACTTTGACGCTCACTACTTCCGGCTGGCAGTGGGCGTGGCGCACCGACCTGACCGATCCGAATACCGGGGCGGCATGGACGGCGGCGGGGGTCAACAATGCTCAGATCGGGCCGAAAGTGATCGCCTGATGACGACGCAATCGCCGCACCGTTATTGGCGTCTCTACCTTACGGCGGGCGGCAATGTTGTCTTTGGGATAGCGGAGGTCCAATTTCGCACCACGCCGGGAACGCCGCTGTTGTTCAGCGGTGGAACCGCAATCGCGTCCTCGTACTACCAATCCAGTTCGACTTACCAGCCGTCCAACGCCGCTGACAATAACCCTTCGACTTTGTGGGCGTCCGCCACCACCAATAGCGGCGAATTTTGGGGGTACGATTACGGTTCTGGCAACGCGCTCGCTATTCAAGAATTTACAATCACAGCGCGGAACGACAGCAATTACAGTCAAGCGCCGACCAGCTTTCAACTGCAATATTCCGACGACAACACGACTTGGACAGCGGCATATTTTGGTACATCGGGCGCTTGGTCGTCAGGCCAGACACAAGTATTCACTGTTCCACTTGGACCGTTGCAGGCGCAAATCACTCAGGTCGGGTTAGAGCAGTGGGCGTCGGTAGCGTTTGTTGTCGGCGGCGGGATCGTGCAGGCGCGAGTTATGGTGATGGCCTGATGGCAATCGATTTCCCCGCCTCCCCCATTAACGGTCAAACCTTCACGGCGGCTGGCGTCCAGTGGACCTTTGACGGGACCAAGTGGGCTGCGAGTAGTTTTGCCTATCTGCCCTTGGCGGGTGGGACGCTGACCGGCGCTCTTAACGGCACGACGGCGAACTTTTCTGGGTTGGCCCAAGCGGCATCGCCGCCTGTTGCCGACAACAGCCTCGATTTGGCGACGACTTCATGGGTCAACGCTAATGCCAAAGGAAGCGAGAATAGAATTATCAACGGCAATTTCGCTATCAATCAGCGCGCCCAGGTTTCCGGCACGGCGCTCGCTGCCGCCGCTTACGGTCATGATCGCTGGAAAGCGGGAACTGGGGGCTGCACCTACACCTTCACCGCTGCGGTTCCTGACACGACGATAACGATCACCGCTGGCACGCTGACCCAGATCATCGAGGCGGGGATGATCGAGGGCGGCGTCTACACGCTGTCTTGGACGGGAACGGCGCAGGCGCGTGTCTACCAAGGGACGCCTACGGGCGCCTATGCGGCGAGCCCGGTCGTCACCGCGTCGTTGCCCGCTGGTGTGAACACCATTGTTGAGTTCAACACCGGAACTGTGGTGAGGGCCAAATTCGAGATCGGCAGCGTCGCCACGCCGTACAATCGGCAATCGTTGGCCAAGAGCATGGCCGATTGCCAGAGGTATTATCAGAAAATCGGTGGAACGGTTGCTTTTGATATCATAATACAAGCGTACGCTAACGCAGCTTCTTCATCGGCTACTGCTCAAATTGCTTTCCCTTCTATGCGGGCAGCGCCAACAGTAACCGCTGTAGGAGGTTTCTCAATAGGTAACTGCACGGTTTCCTTCTTCGCCAGCTTGCAAGTATTGTCTGTGCAACTCACAGCTACCGCTGCCGGCAATGTGTCTTGGTACAATGATACGACCGCTAAGTACCTAACCCTCAGCGCGGAGCTTTGACCATGACCTATACGCAAGTCTGGAACTATATGACCAACGCCCCCAGTCAGACTGTCATCGTCCGTGACGAGGACGGCGCCTTCATCCCCATGGACCAGGATAATATCGACTGTCAGGAATATGTGGCTTGGCTCGACGAGGGCAATGAGCCGACGCCCTACACGCCGCCGCTGACTGTGGGGCCGTCCGATGGCTGAAACCCTGACGCCAAATTATAGCTGGACAAAGCCTGACCCTGGCGCGTCGGCCAATACCTGGGGCGCGACCCTCAACAAAGACCTCGATGGCATCGACGCCCAGGTCTACGCCAACCAGCAGGCCGGGCTGCAAGGGGCCGTGCCGATTGGCTCGATCACCATGTTCGCGGGCGCGACGCCACCGACCAATTGGCTGATGTGCGACGGTTCGTCGCTCGCCACCACCGGGACTTACGCGGCGTTGTTCGCCATCATCGGCTACGCCTTCGGCGGGAGCGGCGCGAACTTCAGTCTGCCTGACCTTCGGGGAAAATTTCCGCTTGGCGCTGGACCCAGCAACGCCTTGGCCTCTGCGGCTGGCTCCTACAGCTACACCATCGGCGTCGCCAACTTGCCCTCGCATGCGCATCCGATCACCGACGTGGCCCACAACCATGGCGTCAACCAATCGCCGCACGCGCATGGCGATCCTGGCCACACTCATGGCGTCTCCGATCCTGGTCATCAGCACACCGTCGCGAATGTCGCGCTGGGCAGCGGCACCAATATCCAACCGGGCGCCGGGTTCAATCAGGTTGGCACTCTTGGCACCAGCGTCAACGGAACTGGTGTTTCGATCCAAGCCGCCGGAACCGGCATTCAGGCGGCGAACGCCAACGTCTCGCTCAACGCTTCCGGCACCGGCCTGTCGACCACGCAGGTTGTCGGTTCGGGGACGCCGATGAGCATTATCCCCTCTTACGTCGCGATCAACCTCATCATCAAATTCCGATGAGCAGCCAGTTCCAACCGCTCCAGATCCCGCCCGGCGTAGTCGCCACCGCGACCAAGAAGATGCGGTCGAGCAACTGGTCCGAGGCCAATTTCATCCGTTGGCGCGAGGGCCAGCTCACGCCGATGGGCGGGCAGGCGCAGCTCACCAACGTCGTCGGCGGGGTCGAGAAGTATCAGTTCGCCTCGCGCTGCAAGGCGATCCACGGCTGGTTCGGCCTCGATGGCCAGTACCACATCGCCTATCTCTGCGAGACGAAACTCTACGTCGACACTGGCGGGAGCTTAACCGACATCACGCCTACCGGCGGCATGACCGCGCCCACCGGGTTGGTGGGCGGCTACAGCGACGCCGATTACAACGTCGACGCCTATGGCACGCCCCGGTCGATCCCCAGCTCGGTCGCCATCACCAAGGTTCCCGACGCCTACAGCCTCGATAATTTCGGCTCGATCCTCTACGCGATGACCTCGGCCGATGGGCGGCTCCTGATGTGGGACCCCAGCCAGGGCGTCCCTGGGAACGTCGCCAATCTCGCGACGACAGCGGCGTTCGTTGCGACCTCGCCCAATATCACCATGGTCGCCAACCCCGGCTCCGTCACGCCGGGGATGAGCGTCTACGACATCACGACTAGCAAGCCAGTTGGCACGGTCCTGACTTACACCGGGACCGCTCTGGTTCTGACCGCCAACGCCGCCAACGCGGGAGCGTCTGGCGACACGCTGGCGTTCGGCAACGTCGCGATAGTCCAGCCGCCTTCGTCGGGGCGCGGCCCGGTGCCGCACGGGCGCTGCTTCGTAATCACGCCGGAAAGATTTGTGATGGTGTTCGGCGCCACGCAGGACGGGACGGCGGGCGGCGGCAGCGCGCGGCGTTTCTCATGGTGCGACCAAGAAAACCCAGGCGCGTGGGACTATAGCAACGTCACCTCCCAGGCGGGCTTCCTCGACATCGAGCCTGCGTCGCCGATCATCGCCGCCATCGCGACGCGCGTCGGCGTCCTGATCTGGACCGCCAAGAAGGCCTACGTCTCGCAGTTTCTGGGCATCCCCTACGTCTACAATTACGTCGAACTCAGCGACGCCTGCACGCCCTGGTCGCCGCAGTCGGTATCGACCACTTCGTCGCTCACGCTGTGGATGGCTGAACAGGGCGTGTTCTCGTTCGACGGCACCTCGATAGCGCCGGTCGCGTGCAAGGTGAGGCCGTGGATCGACGACGACATCGATCCGATCCAAGTGCGCGAACTCAGCTTCTCGGCGCACCTCGGCGAGTTCAACGAATGGTGGTGGTTTTTCCCGCAGCTTAACTCGCCCTATAATTCGCGCGCGGCTGTGTACAATTATAAAGATGGGTGGTGGACGCAGTGTCGGCTGTCGCGCTCGGCAGGCATCACGTCGAGCTACACCTCGCACCCGATCTTCGCCGACGACTTTGTGACGTTCCAGCATGAGGTTGGGAACGTCTACGCCAACGCTTCCATGCCGGTCGTCTTGCCGTTCGCCGAGACGTTCGACCTCAGCCTGACCAGCGGCGCACGCCTGACCACGGTCAAGCAGCTCATCCCCGACGTGGAGGCGGTGGAGGCCGACGATCCCGTCACCATCGCCAACGCCATCGCCAACCTCCGCTATAGCCTGTTCTACCGGAATTCGCGCAGCCTCGGCGCTCCTGAGCTGCAATCGCCGCTGGTCCCGGTGCGCAGCGACGGCTATGTCGATTTCCGCACCACCGGGCGCGACATCCGCCTGCGCATCGACGTGGCGAGCCCGGTCATCCAGCCGTTCACCTTGGGACAGCATCTGATCGACGCCGTGCCGCGAGGAGACCGTTGATGGCGAACCAGCCCACCGCGCCCGGCCTGCATCCGCCGCCTGAGTTGCCCTCGATGCCGGATGTGAGCGCGACGCTGACCAATTATCTGCGCACTTTCTCGCTGTGGTGCCGCCAGGGCTTCGCCGCCAAGCTCAACGCCAACTCCGCGCTGCCAAAAGTGCTCCTGCTGTCGCCAAGCGGCAAGGTGTTCAGCATCGCAGTCGGCGACGATGGGCGGCTGACCTCGACGCCGATCGCGCTCGCCAGCGGCGACCCTGGAACGCCCGTCACCTTCGCCCCGGTCACCGCCTCCGCCATGCTGCAGGCTGCCGCTCCTGCGGGGACGACGAGCGCGACCTACGTCATGATGGGCCTCGGCCACGTACTTTCGTCCCAAGTCGCCAGCCGCCTTTGGGTGTCGATAGATGGGCGCATCGCCAACAACACCAACGGGCGCGAGACGGACGTGGTGGTCTGCTGCGGGATCGGGACGCCGCCCGCGAACGGCGCTCCCCAGGTCGGGACCATCGTCAGCCAACCGGCGGCCTTCGTCGCCACGACCGGCGGCGGGGCCTTCGCGCCCTTCTCGCTCACCGCGACGGTTTCAGGGATCACGCCGCAGACAAGCTATTGGTTCGACCTCGCGGTGAAGGTCACCGGAGGAACCGGGAACGTGAGCGACATCGACGCCTGCGCGATGGGTCTGCCATGACCGACGCCGAAGCCGCCTCCCTTCCGGCCTCGCCAAGCCGCGCCACGCCGGGACCAGCCCTGCCTAGCCGTGGCAAGCCGAGCCCTGCCTTGCCTTGCCGTGTCGCGCCTTACGGCGACGACGCGGCATCCTACCACAGAAAGTTGGCCCGGCTACTCGACAGAATGGGCAATGTGTATTTGCTCGACGACATCCTCACCGCTATCGCCGAAGGGCGCATGCAGAGCTTCGTCGAAGGCAATTCCTGGGCGATTACGAAGATTGCCGACTTTCCGAGGGCGAGGCAGTTGGAACTCATCGCCTATGTCGGCAATCTCGCGGACCTCGACGCCCTACACGCCAAAATTCTGGCCTACGCCGACGAGGTCAATGCCGGGCTGATTTCGACCTATGGGCGGATGGGCTGGCTGCGCGAGGGCAGCTACCGCCGCCTCGGCTGGCGGCTGAAGGCCCGAAGCCAGCTTTATCAGCGAGGAATGTAGCATGGGCGGTTCCGGTTCCACCGAGCAAAGCTCGCAGCAGCAGAACATCAGTCAGGTGCAGTTGCCGCCTTGGGTCAACCAAGCCGCGCAGCAGAACTACGCCCTCGCGCAGAATGTCGCCAACCGGCCGCTCACCCAATTCCAGGGCCAGCAGGTGGCGGACATTGGCCCGCAGATGCAGCAGGCGTGGAATTTGGCGGCGCAGTCGGGAGGCGCGGGCGCCGATCAGTACAACGCCGCGCAGGCTGGCTTCCTCACGGCGGCTGGCACGCCCGCGACCCAGGTGACGCCGCAGTCGCTCGCGTCCACAAATTTGCAGCCCTATATGGACCCATACACGGCTTCTGTAATTCAGAACACGCTACCTTTGATGCAGCAGCAGAACGCGCTGACCCAGAACCAGCAGGGGAACGCGGCCAACGCGGCCAACGCCTTCGGCGGCTCGCGGCAGGGCGTGCAGCAGGGCGTCGCCCAGGCGCAGGGCGCGCTCAACATCGGCCAGATGGCGGCGCAACTGAACCAAGCGAATTTCGGCCAAGCGCAAGCCGCCGCGACCGGCGACATCTCCCGCAACCTCCAGGCGCAGCAGGCCAACCAGGGGGCCAATCAGGCCAACATCAATTCGCTGATCCAGGCGGCCGGGGGCCTCGGAGGCCTGGGCAGTCAGGCGCAGCAGAACCAACGCCAGCAATTCCTTGAGCTGTCCACCGCTGGGGCCCAGCAGCAGACGCAGGCGCAGGCCCAGATCGCCGCCCAGATGGGCCAGTTCAACGCCGCGAACGCCTATCCCCTCCAGCAGCTCGGCATCCTGCAATCGGGGCTGACCACTACGCCCTACGGCTCGACGACGATGGGCTCAAGCACGGGGCAGCAGCAGACGACGACGACCCCGTCGCTGATGTCCGACGTGCAGAGCGGATTGCAGGGCCTGGGCAGCATGGTTGGCGCGGGCGGCCCGTTCGCCCCAATGATGTCCTCATTGTTCCCCGGCTCAGACCGGGGCCTCAAGACCGACATCACCAAGGTTGGCGTCCACGCGCCGACTGGCATCCCGCTGTACAGCTATCGCTACAAGGGGGACCCGAAGAGCTTCCCCAAGGTCACCGGCCCGATGGCCGAGGACGCGATGCAGGTCGCGCCGCACGCGGTCCAGACTGTCGGCATCCACCAGCCCACCGGGCAGGCGCTGCATACCGTGAATATGGCCGCGCTCGATCAAGCCGGGCCGGTCCCCGGATCAAGTCCGGGGATGGGCGCCAACGACAACGGGCCTGCGATCCGCCCGCGCCGCATGCCGGGCGCAGGGGGCGGGTTTGCGACGCGGGTGCCGGGGCCGCTCTCGCCGACGACGCCCATGGGTCTGACCGGCGCTCTGGGATCCAGCATGCGGGCGCAGCGCATGCGGCCGAACGCGCGCATGGCGCGCGTCGCTGGAGGCTTGAGTGGCTGACGAACCTGCATTCCCTGATATCGCGCGAGCGCCGGGAGGAGACGCGCCACGCGCGTTCATTATGCATCACACGGCTGGAAGAGGTGATCCAGCGAGTGTCGTTAACTTTTGGAAGCAGCAAGGGAAGGGGTACGGCGCGCAGTACATCATGGATCGAGATGGCGTCATTCACGACACTCTGAAAGAGTTTGGCTACAACGGCTCCAACGAGATCCTCAATGACCCAACCCATAAGTTGTCAAACAGTAATGTCGTTGGGATGGAAATCATTGCTAAGAATGATGCTGATGTTACTCCGGCACAGGCTCAAGCAGCAGCGCGGTTTATACAGGCGCAATATCCAAATACGCCAGTTTTTGGCCATGGTCAGGTCAATCCAGGGCATAAAGAAGCGACAGAAGGCTTAACTGCCGTCAACGCGGTCAATGCCTTACGGAACCCAGATAACGCTCCAGCGCCCGGCGCCCTGGCTGGGACGAACACGACTGGGTCGCCAGCCCGCCCGGTGACGACGACGCCGGGGACGACGCTCAATTCGACGCCGATGGACATGATCGCCAATCTTGAGAGCGGCAACCGCAACATCCCGCAGGGGATTGTGGATCGGAACACTGCGCAGGGGACCCCGGCGGGCGGCTATTTCCAGATCATCGACCCGACTTGGCAGCGGTACGCGGCGACCGCTGGCGTCGATCTGAAGCAATACCCCACCGCGATGAGCGCCCCGCGCGATGTGCAGGTCAAGGTGGCGAGCGCGATCCCGGTCGATCAGTGGGGGGCGAACACCGTCAACGCGCTCACGGCCAAATATCCGGGGATCGATATCCACCAACCCCTTGGCGCGTTTCAGTCGGCGGCAATGGGCGGCACGCCGCCCCCAGGAGCCACTACGGTGGCCGCAGGCGGCCCTTCCGCCCCTGCCGCCACCGGACAGCCTGGACAGGCCTCAGGGGGCCTAGCGGGCTCCCTGCCGGGCTTCCAGCCCGGCTCCCCCGCCGCCAAGATGGCGGCCGGGGCATTGCAGTCGGCGTTCCCGCCGCCCCCAGAGCCGCCGCCGATGCCGTCCATGCAGATGCCCCAGGCGCAGGCCGTGGGCGGCCCGATGATGCTGGGGGCGGGCGGCCAAAACGTGCCGGGACGCTCATCGGCAGTAGCCCAGAACACGCTCGCCCAGTTGGCGGCGTTAAGCAGGGGGGCCGCGCAGCCGCTGGCGCCCGGCTCGGCGCCCGGCCAAGCGACCGGCATCCCTGGCCTGCCGGGGACGACGCTCAACTCGCCCTCTCAATTGCAGATGTCGCTGATGACGGGCGCGATGTCGCCCTACGACCTCTACGCCAACGCCGGGATCGGCGGCGGCTTCGGCACAGGGAGTTCATGACCATGGCCCAGAACCTCGGCCAGCTCACCGATATGTGGATGGTCAACCCCACCATGTTCGACCCGACGCAGGCGTCGAACCAGTTCTCCAATTTCAACAACGCGGCCATCCCCTACCCGCCGACTTACAACGGCGTGCCGGTCAACGCCGCGACCGGCCAGCCGATCCAGAGCTTCCTTGACTGGCAGAAGGCCAACCCCGGCGGCATGTCCATCAACTCCACGCCCGCGCAGCCCGCGCCCGCGCCCGCGCGGCAAGCAGCCCCGGCGGCTAGCGCCAACCCTTATCTGGTGGGTGGCGGACAGAATATGAGCTACATCAATCCTGGGGCTGGGGTTGTCGGCTACGGGCCGCAGCCGGGCAACGGCGTCGGATGGGGAGGGGCGAACGTGGGCGGCGGCGGGAGCCCCGCCGCGCCTGCCGGGCCGCAGGCGAGCGGGCCGCCCAACAATTGGCAGGCCGCCATTAACGCCCTCGCCAACCCCGGCCGGGTGCAGACCATGGGCGCGAACGTGCCGCTTATGACCGGCTCCCAACCGGCGGGCGGGGTCAATCAGGCGTTCCTCAATCAGGCGGGGGCGGGCCAGGGCATGAACCAGAACTTCCTGAGCGCCCTGCGCGCGATCCAGGGCAGGTGAACCATGCCGGGCTTCGCTAATCTTTTCTATCTCGGCCAGCCCGACCCGGCTCAACAGCTTGCGCGGTTGCTCTCTGGGCAGCAGCCCCAGGGAGCGCCTCCGCAAGGCGCGGCTCCTCCAGCAGGCCCCCCTCCTCCTGGCGGGGCCGCTGCCGCCGATCCTAACGCCGGTCCAGCTCCCAATCCTGCTCCCGGCGCTCCCCCGCCGCCCGGCTCGTCGCCGCAACCCCAGGCGCTCCAGTCTACGCCCGACATGTCGGCGAGCTACTCGCAGCTCGCCAACCCCAACTTGTTGTCATTGTACGTTCAGATGCAGCAGCGTCAGGACGCGATGCAGGGGATCAACCAAGCCTTTGCCCAGATAGCCGCCAACCACGCGCCGCCCTCGATGCGCGCCGCCATCATGCAGGGCGTGCAGGGAGGCGGCGACGCGGGCCAGATGGTTGGCAACCTGATGTCGCTCTACCAAGCCCAGACCCAGATGGGGGCGACGCAGAGCCTCCTCGCGCAGGCGCCTCAGATCGCGCAGAAGCTCAACATGGATGAGGGGATCGTGCGTTCGACGATCCTCGCCGGTCGCGGCAACGAACTCATCCAGGCGCTGGAGCCGACGCCTGCAACACGCGACATCCAAGCGAAGCACGACATGTTCATCAAGAGCGCGGTTGCCCAAGGGCAAGATCCCACGGCGGCCGAAGCGACATGGCAACGCGACTACCTGCCGTTCATCATTAGCGGCGGTGTGGGCGGCGGCGACAGCGCGACCAGGAGCTGGCAAACGGAAAGGATACGTTGGCACCAGGACAACCCTGGCCAGCCCGTTCCGTGGGGAAACGACGATCCTCAGTCGTTCGCGCTCTGGAAGGCCAAGCAGGACGAGCTGGGCAAGGATCAAACGGAGGCGGCGAACAAGCGCCCGCAGTATGTGCAAAACCTCACCGACTTGCGCAACGGGCTTGGCGATATCGTCGGCCTCAAGCCGAACGATAGCTTCCAGTTCAACCCAGACGGCAGCCTCGACACCAGCAACCTCGACCCGGCCAAGTATAAGCTCTTGCAGAGCGCGCTACAGAAGCCGGGGGCGCAGGCGTACCTCTCAGGCGATCCGAGGGATTTGACAACGCAGGGCGAGGGCGCGTTGCTGTCGCCCGAAGAGAAGCATGTCCTTGACCAAATCAGAGACGTGACCAATCCGAAGGCCGTCTTCGGCTCGCTCAGCGGGCGTGCGCCGAGACGCAGTCAATCCGACGTCACGACAATCGGCTCTGGCCTCGAAGGGATGACGAACCTTCGCAAACCGCCTGCGGACTGGTTGAATGGCGTGGTCAAGACGGTCCAGGCGACCGACACGGCGACCGGCAACGCCTACGGCGCGTCTGGCGAAGCGGAGAACGCGCCTGCTTACGCGAAGCCCTACATCGACAGCTCCTATTTGCAGGGCGGCTCGATGTACCCCTTCGGCAAGAAGCCGACGCCGATGGGCCAGGACCAGATCAACTTCGCGACGAACCAGATCAACGGGGCAAGCGACAAGGAAGGAATGCGGCAGAAGCTCATCCATCTTTATCTCGCAGACAACGTCGATCCGACGCCCCTGCGCAATCTGAGGTTCTGAGATGGCCGACGACGGTCTGCCTGCCGGGGCGCCCAGCGGTTTTAAGTACATCACGCCGCTGCGCCCGGCGTTGCCAACATCCACGCCTGCGGTCGCGCCCGCGCCTGCAGCCCCGGCGGGCGCCCCCAGCGGCTATAGGCCGCCGCCGCCCCTCGCCGCTGCGCCTGCGCAGGGACCGCCGGGCTATCTTGGCTCAACCGGCGCGACCGGCGGCGTTCCCGCGCCGACGCCGCAGGCCGACTGGAGCATCGATTGGAGCAAGGGCGGCGAGGTGAAGCTGCCGCAGTCGGTGCAGGACTGGGGGAATATCGCTGGCAATGAGGCTACGATGGGGACCATCATGAGCCTCAGAGCGCAGGCCGACGCGGCGAGGCAGCGGCTCGGCCCGGTGACGGCGGCGAGCGCGGATGTGGCGGGCAACGTCGTAAGCCCGACGACGCTGCTCAATGCGCTCCCTGGAGGCGCCCCAATCGCCGGGGCGGTGCATGAGGGGATCAAGAGCTATGCGGCGGGCAACCCCTGGACGACGATTGCCGACGACACGGCCACGGGCGCCATCTCAGGCTTTGGCGGTCAGCTCGCCGCCAAGGCCGCCCCTGCCGTCCTGCCGCAGCTCACCAAGGCGGGCATAGAGCTGGGTCCTGCCGCAGCCATGACAGCGGTGGCGCACAAGCTGTTCGGCGAGCCCTACAAGGATATCCTCACCGCGCTCGGCGGATATGCGCTCACCCGCAACATGAGCGAGGGGGCGGCCGAATACGCCAAAAACATCGCGGCCTCGCCCCTAACGCAGCAGGCGATCAAGAGCCTTATTCTGGGCGGCTCGTCGGCGGCGCGGACGGGCCTTGGGCCGTTGGACCAGTTGACGCCGTAGGGCCGTTGATGGCGTCAGTCAGCCATTGCAGAAACGCTCGCAAGAGGCCGAGGAACACGATCATGCCGAGAACAAACAGGAAATAGGTCATTGGGTTTGATCCTTTAGTGGGTGAAGACGCGGAACAGGACCGCGACCGTTAAAACGAGATTGAAGCCCACCATCCAGGTCTGGACGGCGGGCAGCCAAGCGCGCAGTTTCAACAACTGGATACCGGGTCAGTGAAGAAGTTTGGCGAGGCCGTAAGCAAGGCCGCCCGCGACCACGACTACCGCTGCTATCGCGACGAGCAGCGTTGAAACTGCGGCTGGCCACGCCCAAAGGCACCCAGCAAGGACGATTGACCCGCCCCCGATGAGGAAGCCGCGCCAAATATTTTGGTCAGGGGCGTGTTCGGCCTCCTGCGAGACGGTGGCGAGGATGACGGCGATGCCGACCAATGCGAGGAATGCGTAAAGTATCATTTCACGTGTCCGACTATGAAGTACATGGCGACCATGGCGATGACCAACACCGCCGTCATCCCGAACGACCATTTGATCCAGGGGTTTGGGATCGGCTCCATCGTCAGTCTTTCTCGAGCGCCTCGACCCGGCGGCGCAGGTCGCCATAGGCCCCCCATAGCGCCCGCAGGTCATCGCGCAGCGCGGTCACAGCGGCGTCGATGCGAATGACGCGCATCGCGACTACATCCAAGTCCTCGCGGATATGGCGCAAGTCAGTTCTGAGGTCGTGGATATCCTGGCGCATCGCCAGCATCGTCCGGCCGATCCATTGCAAGTCGACATTATCGGGCAGCTCGGTCATTGGCGGCCTATGACGATGATGATCGGAGGCTGGGTCATTAGCCGCTTAAGATTGCGGCCGAAATCGAATGCGCCCACGCTGACGACGCCCATTGCGAGGGCTGCAAACACCGCCAAGGTTGCATAGGCCAGCTTAGTTGCCATCGGGCCAACATATAAGCACAGCCTTGGCGCGCGCCATGACTATTTCGGCCAAAAACTTGCCTTTATGAGCCAGCTTGCTCTCGGTCACCAATTGAGCTTCGGCTTCGGCTCGATCTCATGAAGAGCCTCGCGCGGGAGATGCCCCTCCAGAACGGCCTGCCGTATAAAATGCGCCCGCTCGCGCGCCCACTTTTCCCTCAGCTTCTCGGAGGCGAACTGCGTGGCGTTGAACCCTTTCTCCGTCAACAGTCTGCTCAACCTCTTCACGATCAGAGGCTCGCCATCCAGTTGGGCATAACCGCGCTTCGCCAGTTCAGCCACAATACGTCTGATAGGCGCATCCCAAGGCAAAACTCCCGTTCGAAAGATTGTGTCCACTTCGCTGAAGATTTCCTGACTTTGATCTGACTTAGGTTCGGCAGGGTTGAACCACGACAAACGGGGCGTATCGTCCTGCCTGATCAGAGGCGCCGTGGTCGCGGGCGCTGCTGCCTTAATTGCTGCCTTGGCGTCCTCACCCTTCCTGATGGTGATCTCACTTCCGTTCGGGTACCTGACGGTCATCTCATCCCAGCCGTTCCGCTCGGCGGCTTTGATCGCCCGGTTAATATCCTCCATCAACGGTCCGTTTGATTTAGTGGGCATAGGTCGCGCGCTCTCAAGTTGTCCTTGGGCCAACATATAACACCCCGCGCGCGTTGCGCCATGTCGGCGCAGGCCAAAAGTTTGCGCCCATAGGCCAACCCAGGTGCGGGACGGGTGGTAAAAAAGCTCAACGGTTTCAGGAGGGTCGGTTTCTCCCGCACCTTTGCGAAAAAGCCCGGTTTTCCGCCAATGCCGAGTTCCGCGTCGGCATTGGGTGCGGAAACTAGGCCCAGCAAAACCGGGGCTTTCCAGGCGCTTACTCAGGCTCCGAAATAGGGTGCGGGAATTTTCAAGCGATGTCGCGTTCAAAGAGATGCGCGCTGCCTTCAGCGGCCCGCTTGTCGTTGAACGTCTTGACGTACTTCGCCGCGACCGCAATTGTGAGGCCGAACAGGGCCATCAGGTTATGCTCGCGAGCGCCCTTCTCCAGTGCGCGCGTGATGGCGGTATGGCGCAGGCCATGGGCGGTGCAGTCGGGGATGCCGATCTCGTCGCACGTCCTCGCCACCCAGCCGCTGACGTAGCCAGCGTCCAACTTCTCGGCGGTCTTCTCGGCGCCGAAGAAAGTCGTCTTGCCGCACGGGCCAGCGTCAATCGCCGCCTTGAGGTTTGGCGTGACCGGGACGGTGAAAGCCTTCTTGGTCTTCTGCCGCTTGGTTGCTATGCAGAGTTCGCCCTTCGGGTTGGTGAAGAGGTCTTCGGGACCGGCGGCGCATGCATCAACGCAAGCCATGCCGGTTTGCATCAGCTCGTAGATGATGCGCCCGCGCGTGCCGATCTTGAAGTGGCGCTCCCAGGTCTGCTGCTCTGCCACCGTCCAGGCGTGATGGCCTTCCTCCTCGTCGCTGCGTTCGATCCTCTCGATCCCGACGCAAGGATTGACCTGAACGGGCTTGCCATTGAGAACCTTGCTCGCCTCGGCGCTCGCGGCCCAGTCGTACAAAGCCTCGATGATGGCGATGGTCTTGTTCGCCATAGCCTTCGCGTCTTTCGCGGCGATACCGTCGCGGAGATCGATGATGTCCGTGCTGCTGATGAGGCGGAACGGTTGGCCGCCGTGCTTCAGGCTGACGTGCGTCAAGATCGTGCGATGTTGCTTCTTGGTGGCGTCAGCGAAGCCCTTGCCGGTCTTCGGCTTCATCCAAGCGATGTAGGCGTCGATCAACCATTGCAGGCTGTTCGGGTCATTGCGCGTGAGCTTCGCGGCCTTCGCGGGCATGGCGACGGCTTGGCCATGGCGGCCATACTTGGCGGCCCGCAGCGCCTCTTGAAACGCAGGCGAACCGAACTCGCCGGGGAGGCGGACACGCAGGCGCTTGCCGTTCTCGTCGCGCTGGACGGGCCGGTATACCCACCAACCACGCTCATGGCCCTCCCGGTTGTGGCGGCTTAGCTCCCAGTAGAGGCCCTTCTCAGGGCGGTAGCCGTGAACGAGCGCGCGGAAGGACCGCTGCCGTTGTTCCGGCTTGAGTTTGCGTGACATTTTTTCCCTTACCAGTCTTTCCAGTTGTGAGGCTCCCGCTTCGCCTGTTCGGTATCCGGTGCTGGAGGTTGGCCCACGGCCAACTTCTCCAGATAAGCATCGTCTATCATCATGACAATAGCCCCCTTGCCCACCTCGATGCGGACTGCCTTGACCCCCATCCGCTTGGCGGCCCGCAGCGCGCGGATGTAGTCCTCCATCAGAGGGCCGTTGGCTTTAGTGGGCATGGGCTTTTTCCATGGCTTCGATCTGAGGCCATGCGTCCGCTTTCGCCTCGTCAGCTCGCGTGAAGCGAGGCAGCGAGCATAGGCCTCGCTCGCCGACGACGATCTCCCAGGCGCAGAGCGCGACCGGCCGCCAAATGATCCGCACCGTCAACCCGAAAGTCGGCCGATCATCGATCATTCGCCACGACTTAAGGTTCAGGAATGCGGTGCGGTCGATCATTGCGTGGCCTCCAGGGCGGCCCGCAGCAGGAGCCGGGCGCGGGCGGGCTCATCCGCCTCGCCGCCGTCGAGATCGGCCCTGGCGAGGCTGGGAAGGGGAATTTCGGGAACATCCTGGGCCGCCGTCACGCTTGTGACAGGGCGTGACGTGACGTGACGGGCTGCTGTGACGCCGCACCGCTGCGGCCAGGGGTAATACCAGCGCGAATAATGGTGGCAGGCCGCCGCCTCGACCGGCATCGAGGCCAGAAGCGCGGCGGCGAGCGCAAGGCCGCGTACGGTCATCTGTGGGGCTCCTGCTTGATGCCGTAGCGCCGGGCCAGCTCGGTCCTCCCGGCGCCGACGACGCGGTGTTTGCTTTCGAGGCGCTTCGCCTTGGCGATCTCGAACACGTCGCGCCGCGTTTTCTTGTCGTGGCACTTGAGGCAGAGCAGTTTGCCGTCGTCTGCGGTGAGCGGGCTCCGGTTGTCGTTGGCGGGCCGCACGCCTTCGGCGACGACATGGTCGATCTCGTAGTCGGCCCGCGTCACGCACTCGGTCCCGCACTGCTCGCACCAGATCCGCCCCTGCATGTCGGTCGCCCGCAGGACGATGGTGCGCTTGGATGCCGTCGAGAACGAGATGCGGATCATGCCAAATCCTCAATCCCGTCCATCACGCCGCCCCCCTGAGCCGCTCAGGCTCGACGCCGATCAGCTCCGAGATCCAGCCTAGGATGTCGTCCTTCGAGCGCTGGAACTCGGCCTTGTCCATCCGGTCGAGGCCGTGCATGCGCTGGCTGCGCGCCTTGCGCACGATCACCGTTTGCCCGCGCGTCACGACTTGAGCGAACTCATCCTCTCCCCTGGCGTAGGCGGCGACCCGCAGCGCCGCCTTGGCGTTCCCAGCGTCAATGATTGTCTCGCGATGCCAGCCGGTGGCGATCAACGCCGCCTTGCGCAAATGTTCGGGCGTCGGGAATGTCTCAGCGAGGTTTTCAGGCAGATTGCCATGCGCCTCGCTGATCCACGCGAACTGCTGCTGGTGGGAGATCCAGCTCCGCTCGCTCGCCTCTTCAAACCAGTACCGGCGGCCCTCGACGAAGGCCTTGGCCGCCGCCTGGGGCCGTAGCGGGACCATTTCAGCGCCTGTCCAGCGAAAGGCCATCATGGGCGCTACGCGGAGTTTTCGGGTTTTGGCTGGTTGTTGAGGGTGAGCGCGTCGTCCTTCTCGTCCGGGGGGAAAGCCTTGGCGTGCAGCGCCTCAAGCTTGGCGATGGTTTCGGCGCTCATCGGCTTGCGGCCCGGCTTGCCCTCGCCGCACCAGTCGTCGACAGTCGTCAGCGGCCATGTGTCGATCTCGTACACATCGTTGTGCTCAAGGGAGTAATCGGTCGCTCCGAGCCCTTCTTCGACGTGGGGGATATTGGCGGTCTCCTCGGCCGCCCAGGCGATTGATCCGGCCAATTGGCCCGTTAGCACAGCTAACAGCGGCTGCGGGATCGGGGCCTTGCGGCGGCATTCGCCGCGCGGCGTTTCGTAATCGAGATCCTCATCGTTGAGGACCGCTTTTTCGACCTGCCAGCTCTCGACATACCAATAGATGCAGTCGGGGCATTTGAAGCCACTGTAGCGAGCCGCGAGGTCGTTTTTTTTGGTTTCGCGATATTGCTCCCAGGCGTCTCTGTCGGTGGTCATGCCGCCACCGCGTATTCGCGCGAGAGCTTGGCGATTTTCGCCTCAAGCTCTCTGATAAACTGCGTGATCTCGCTCTCAAGCTCGCCGATCAAGCGCGGATTGCGCTCGACGCGACTAATCCAAAGCTGCATCGCGGGCGGGAAGTCTGAACTAAAACTAATGTAGTCGCACCATGCGCGCCCAGTGCAGGCCATTTGCCACTGCATCTGCACGATGTGATCGTTGCTGATCGTCTTGGTGAGGAGCGTGTCGAGATGCGCTGCGGGCAGCGGAGCCTTGATTTCGATCAGGCCCGTGCCGCTGACGTAACCGTCGGGCGAGGCGTGGGACGCCTTGACGAACGGGTGCGGCACCAAGCCCACCTCTTCGACCTCGACGCCACGGACCATCTCGTAGAGCATGCGCGCCTCAGGCTCGCGCGCGGTCCCCTGGAGCATGGCGGCGGTCTTGAAGATCTCGACCGGCACGCCGGTCAGGCGCTCAAGGACCTTGCTCGCCATCAGGCTGTCGCGATCCGCGCTGTAGCCGGTCTTGGTGCGGCGCACGACGCGCGGCGCATCCGATGCGCCTATCGAACCGCAGCGCGCTTGGCGCCACTCATCCGTTCCCTGCTGGAGCATTCTTGCGCGCCTTCTCTGCCTTGGCGAGGCCGAGGACTTCCTTGGCCCGCGTGAACTGATCGACCGTCATGTCGACGACCTCGTCGACGCCGACGAGCCTAAGCAGCGTCGCTTGGCTGCGGCCCGTCTGATCGATGAGCTTTTGCAGCTCGTTGGCCTGCTCGACGCTGATCTTGGGGGACGGCTCGCCCTGTCCGTCGTTGTCGCGCCCGGCGGCGAGGCCCAGCCCCTGCTTGAGCGTGTAGCGTTGCAGGTAGGTGACGGTCGACGCGATGGACTGGTTTGAGTTCTTCTGCCCCGACGTGTCCTCGACGCCGTCGAGGCTGTTCTCCTCGCTGTGGCCGTCGGCGTGGGAGAGAATGCAGGTGACGGTGATCTTGCCGCCCGTCTGAACGGTGCGATGGCGGTAGCTCAGGCCGTATTTGCTGAGGATTGGGTCGACGACAGCAGAGATGTCGGCGAGTTCCTCATGCTTATAGGACGTGCGCCCGCGCCCATCCTTGTGCGGGTAGTCGACGATGTGCGTCTTGATGATCGGCGTGAACTCGCCCTTGGCTTGGCTCATCGCAGAATTGAAGGCGCGCTCGGCGGCGCGGTCCTCCTCCTCGCGCCGGGCCTTGAGCAGGCGGTCGAACACCTCGATGTTGAGCTGCGGGTTGGTGGCGAGCCGCTCGATCATGGCGAGCAGGCCGCCGCCCCCGGAGACGACAGTCGAAGGCACATCCGAGGGCGGCGCAGCGACCGACTGGTAAGGGACCTCAGCCGCTGATTGATTATCGCTCATGTCGGGCTCTCTGCAAAGCCCAAGGTTGTCCCCGCGCCATCGCGCCGTCAACGTTTAACAGCGCGAATACTTGTGGACGACCGTATTGCGGCCAATGTTAGACGTTTTACCACGCTGCGGCGCGGACATTGTTAGATGTTTAACACGGCCGGATCTACTAGCTCAAGTAGGTTGGCCCCGGTCTAACCTTGAGATTGCTTGTGGACGACGCAATTATAGGATTGACGAAAGAACAGTAGGCGGTCCACCATAGCGGCATGCCTCAGCCCCACTATCGCCCGCCAGACCAGCCGCCATTGGACGAGCTGGTCCGCCTGCGTCAGGCGCGGTACCCCGACATGACGCAAGCGGAGTTCGCCGCGCAGCTCGGCATCACCCGCCTGCACCTGATCTCGATTGAGAGGGGCCGCCGCAGGCCATCAATGGAACTGGTCCTGCGCTGGCTCGCGCTGCTCGCGCCTAAGGCGCGGCTCGACATGTTCGGCGATCTGCCGGTGGTTGAGAAGCGCATCCGCATGCTCGGACTGCTCCAGAAAGTCTCGCAGAAAACCTTCAAAGCAGCCTGAGGCGTACAATGGGACGGAGGCGACGCGGCGCCCCGGCGCCATTAGAACAGGCCATCCAGGCGGCCGTCGTCCACCACTGGCGCATGCTCGGCGTCCCAGGCTCCCTGGTCGCCGCCATCCCCAACCAGTTCGCGCATGGCCAGCCGGGCCTGACGCGCGGCCTCGCCGACCTCCTCGTCCTCGCGCCTGAGCTTCCCGTCGGCTTCATCGAACTCAAACGCGACGACGACAGCGATATCAGCGACGAGCAGCGCGACTTCAGCTCCCTGTGCATGGCGCTCGGCATTCCCTACGCGATCTGCATCGGCCGCGACGAGCCAATCATCATGCTTGAGGCCTGGGGCGCCGTGCGGAGGGCCGCCGCATGAGCGACGCGCGCGACAGCGGCCTCGTCACCTTCAACGCCGACGGCAAGTTCGACTTCCAGCTCAACCGCGCGAAGCTCGACGAGCTTGCGCTGGCGCAGCTCCTGCTCGACGGCAAGATCGAACACAAGTGCGAGCGCCATCAGCCGTGGGACTTCGGCAATATCTGCATCGAGACTGCCTGGAACGGTCGCCCGTCTGGCCTCTCGACGACCGAGGCGAGCGTCTGGGCGCAGGAGCTGAAGCACCGCGACGAGACCATCGTGACGCTGCTCTTTCCGGTCCCGGTCCTGCGCAGGCTCACCCGCTATTACGAAAACGATCCGGTGCGCAACAACCGCTTCCGAAACGGCGGCGACGGCGGCCTCTCCGATGGCGTCAGATTGCCCATCGGACCGCTGCGCCACTGGGGCAGGATCGTCCTGCAGATGGAGATGATGGAGTTCGCAAGGGAGACGCTGCGATGACATGACCTGGACGGCGCGTATGGCCGAACGCCGTCCAGGCCCACTTTGGTGAGGAGTTGATCAGACCTCACTTAGGCCGTTAGCAGAAATCTTCAACACTTTGAAGACGCAAGTTTTCAGAGAACGGGATGGGTTTGCCGCGGGTGCTGCCGGGGCCGAGCAAACCAAGGTGAACCGCCGCGCCTCGCGCGCGGATGAAGTAGTTCCTTACCTTGCTAATGAAGTAGTTCCCTACCGATTAAAGGTAGTTCCTTAGCTCTGAACCGTCAGGTTCCTTCTCGAAGTCTTCCTTTGGGGAGTATGCCTTGGTAAGTAGGTGGTTACACGCGCGCGAAGCAAAACCGAGGCCAAGTTTTGGCAAAGTAAAGTCGCGGGAGAGTTTTTATATTCGCCGGGACTTTCCGCGCGAGTTTGCTGATGGGGAGAGCATGGGCGCTGGGTGGCTGCTGGAGGGAGGTCGTGAGAAGGGCGGTTATCCGCTGGGCTTCCATGATTGGCCGCTTGAGCGCCGCAACGCTTGGTTTGCTGGGTTCAATCTTGGTTACGGGCGACGGAAGCGGTGAGCAAGCGCCGGAAGTCGAAGCTCAAGGGCATGGCCGAGGCGGGGGATCCATGGGCCATTGAGACGCTAGCCAAGGCGCGGGCGCAGGTCATGGCGCCTGCGAGGCCGAAGGACCCTGCCTTCGCGGAGGCTATGCGCGACGCCATGGACATTCGCCAATGGACGGATGGACCAAAACCGGCGCCGTGGCGGGTCTACCGCTTGGCTCAGGCTCTGGCGGGCCATGCCTGACGCGCCGCGATCGCCGGAATTGGTTTCGGTCCTGCGCGATCAGGCGTTCGAGGAGATCGAGCGCGTCGCCAGTCTGGTCGCGAGCTACGCCCGTTCGACCGGCGAGGCGGCGTTCCGGGGCGACGAGACGACGATGGCCGTCCACATCAAGCAGCTCCGTCTCTGCTGCCTCAGCCTGATCAAGACCTACAAGGAGAACATGGGAGGGACGGATGGTCAAAACGTGGCCGGAAACGCGGGACCATCGCACGCCAATCGTGCGGATCAGCGATCCGGCGATGTCCTGGCATGAGGTCGATCTCAACGCCCTCCTGGGCTGCTGTCGCCGCGAACTGGCGTTCCGGCAACGCTGCTATCCGAAGTGGGTGGACAAGGGGACGATGACCGAGAAGAAGGCGCAAGCCGAGATCGAGCTGATGCGTTCGCTCTGCGACTTTCTCGTTCACTGCGTCTTTAAGGCCGTGACGCGGCGGGCGAAGGCGCCCCCGGTCTAAACCTTCCCGGCTTGCGGCCATGGTTGAGCCTGTTTGCAAGCCCCAGCTCACGCGCCTTGTAGACTGCCGTTGGATAGCAAACGCCGATCCGTTCGGCGCAATCTTTGAGAGGCGCTCCCTCGGCCCGTAATTGGTGGAGCGCCGCTACCATCTCCGGGGTCCAGTGAACTGTCATCTGAACCCCTCAATGCTCGATGCGGCGGCACTCGACGGCGAAGTGGTGGAGCTTGCGGCGCTCGGCCTGCATCTGCTCGATGACATAGCCGATAACCTCGTCGAGCTGCTCGACGCCGATCAGCTCGATCATCGTGCGCACCAGCTCCTCCCAGTGCATGCGGTCGAACTGGTCGTCTGGGCTTCGTCGCTTGCGCATTGGCTCCTCGCTGTCGGGCCAACGATGAGCGTGTGCGCGCTCGCTATCAAGCGGAAAGCTTGAGTTATTCACTCAGGAGTAAAGAGGTAAAACGTCTAACGTCTAACGTCAACTGGCGCGGGCGCGCCGCGACTTCTCGCGCTGGGCTGGGGTCATGTTCCCTCTGCGAACGCCTTGCTTGGTCGCCTGAACCGTTCCCTTCTTCAGGTTGCCCGCCTTCTGCATCGCCGCGACGCCGACGGCCCAAGGGTTGTTAACGTCGCCCTTGGCCTTGAGCTGCTTGACGACGCGGTCGAGAATTTTCGGCATGTTGAGGCCTCAGGCGTTCTGCCACCAATTGCGTTGCTTGACCGCGCGGGCGAGCTGGTCAGGGTTCATGTCTGGGCGGCCGAGGTTCTGCCACCAGTTGGGCTTGCTGACCGCGCTGGCGAGGGCCGTAGGGTCCATCTGCGTGCGGCCGGGCGGAGCGGCGAGCGGGCCGTTGATGATGCGCATGCCTGGGCTGCGGCCTATAAGCGACGGCGCGGCTGCTGGAGCTGCGGCTGCGGGCTGGCCGCCGCCGAACAGACCGGCGAGGTTGAGCGCGGTCATCTGCGGGGCGCCGCCGCGGCCAAACCCGCCGGCGGCGCTCATGTTGGGCCGGTCGACAGGGACGAAGCGCGGGTTGGAGGTTGCGCCCTGCGCCGTTGCGCCGCCGGTCGCCAGCGGGCCAGGGACGGGCCGCGTCGCCGACACCGGCTGCGCCGCTGCCGCAGGCACGTCGGGGTTCACGGGCGCGTTATAAGGCCCGTAGGCTGCATCGGTGCGCTTGACGCCTGCGTTGTAGCCGCCGCTAGGACCGGTGACGCCCCATCCTTGTGGCCCCAGCGCGCCATAGCCGCCGCCGGGGCCAGCAGGCGCGGGCTGTGGCTGCGCGACGTTCGCCGCGACTGGCGGCTGGGAAGACAAGTTAACAGGCCCGACGTTGCCCGGCCCTGGCCCGCTCGTCGGCGCGGGATTGCCGAAGTTCGTTATCGGCGGGTTCCCTGGCGGCGGATTAAAGCTGCCGTCAGGATTGGTTGCCGGGACATGCCCGGCAAAGGCCATGTTGCTGGCGTTGGCCGAGGGCATATTGGCCGGGTTCTGCATCATCGTCGCCGCCTGCGCGGGACTGACGCCGAACATCTGGGAGAGATAGTTGAGCCAACTTGTGCTGTCCCCGGCCCCAGGCTGGCCGCCAGCGCCCTGCGGCGTCGCGGCCGGGCCTCCGGTCGGCCCAGCGCCCTGCCTCGTCCACCAGGGCAGATCGTCGGTCAGATCGGTCACCGCCATGGCGGCCTCCTAAGTCGCGATGAAGTTGGACGGCGGCGCCGTCGTCGAGCCGGTGGCGTTGGTCGCGGTCACCACGCACCGGATTTGATGTCCGCCGACATCGGCCGCGACGAGGGTATAGGTCGCCGATGTGGCCAACGAGATATTCGTCCCGTCGCGCGTCCATTGGTAGGCGTAGCCAGTCGGGCTTCCGGTCCAGTTGCCGCTGGTGCAACTGCACACGGCGCCGATGACCGGCGGCTTGGCGTTGGCCTGCGCATAAGGCGTATCGATCACGGCCGGGGCGTGGGCAACGCCCACAGCGTCGTCCATGCCAGAGATGATCTGGCTGTTTGAAAGGCCGCCGCCCTTGGCGGCGTTGATGAGCAGGATCAGGTCGTTGCCGAGACGGCTTTTCCACCCGGCGGCTGGCGCGACAAGGCCGTTGGGCTCGCCTGCTGTCAGGATGGCGGAGCGCGCCTCGATGGTCTGATCATGCACAGTGCCGTCGGAGCCGAGAGCGGCCACTATCGCGGTGATCTCAGCGACGGCGTTGGTGTTCCACTTGTGGATGCCTGTGATCGGCGAGCCGCCAAAGGCCGAGGTGGGGCCTGTGTTGCTGTAAAGCAGAGCGACCTCGCCAGCGAAGTCAGTTTCGCGAAAGCTCATGGCGCTTTCACTCCCGCTTGGTGGGCGGCGTGACGCCGGGGACCTGCTTTTTGGCTTTCTCCTCGGGCGGGCGCTCGTCGATGGCTTCCATGTACGCCGCTTCGCCATGGCTCTCGATCCAGGCGGATCTTGCGCGCTGCTCCTCGGCGATGGTCATGCCGTCGGCATAGGCGCCCGGCGGCGGCTTTTCGTCGCGCGGATCGATGGCGGGCTTGGGAGTGAAGGCGGGCGCGGCCTTCGTTTCCTTCGGTTCATCCCAGCGCGGCGGGGCTGCGTGAGCTTCCAGCTTCGCCTCCTGCGGGTCTTTTGACGCGCCGGGCGGCTTGGGCGGCGGTTGTGGGGGAGGGTTGGACGGCCTGGGTGGCGTCGTGGGCGTCGTGGCCATTGGGTCAGCTCCTTCATGTTGGGGCTGACTGGCGTCAATAGCACAACGGGCGGCGCATGAAAAAGGCCGGAGATAATCCCCGGCCCAAGTCTTGAGTTGCTTTAGGATCTGGCGAGCTTACTCCGCTTTGGCCTCGGCGTCAGCCCCCGGATCAGGTCCGGGGGTTGGGTCGGCGGGGACGCCCAGCTCCTTGTCGAGGCTGGTCTCGGCCTGAGACAGCGCGCGCGCCAGCCTTTGCCAGCGCTCGCCCTTCTTGCGGTCCGCCGCGCGCCTGAGCGTCGCCAGGAGCGCCTCCGGTTCGTCGAGTTCGATCAGGGTTTCGACCGTCTCTTGCAGTTCGTCCATGTCCATTCTCCTCATCGACGAGCCGCATAAATAGGCGTCATCGGAGGCCGGGAATAGAGCGCGCTGGCGGGGATCGCGGCGGGCCTCGGCGCGTTCACGCCACGCCCTGAGCTCCGAGGCCGCGAGCGGCAAGCCGCATTGCTCGCAGCGGATGTGGTTGTGGAGTTGCTCGGCCCCGCAGGCGGCGCAGCGCATAACCATCACTGCGCCTCGCCAATGCTCTGGCTCGCCGCCAGTATGGCCTTGAGCGCCAATACCATCGCGGATCGCTCCATCGCCAAACGCTAATCCCAAAGTTGGCCCTGGCGCAATCTTTACTCCGCGGCTGAGTTTGCTATCGTGCAAAACTATGGGCAAACGCCGCGCCGACGCCGATAGCCGCCGCTTCTTCGACGAGTTCGAGCATGTCCGCGTCTCACGCTTCCGCGCCATGGGCGTGATCGACCCGGCTAAACGCACCGCCCTGATCCCGTTCCCCAACGGCAAGACCAAACTCATCTACACAAGCCACGTCACGTTCCCCAATGGCGGCGGCTGGAGCTTCTTCGCCTGCCCGAAATGCGGGAGACGCGCAGCCACGCTCTACCTGATCGACGACGCGCCGCGATGCACTCGATGCTGCGATGCAATGAACATCAAGCACCCATGCCGATACGGCTTCGGCAGAGCAGCGCGCATGCAAGCCAGCGACAAGCGCCTCGACCAGCTCATCGCCAAGCTCGAAACACGCGAGCGCTTGCAGCTCAAGCCGCACCCAAAATCATGGGGCGGCAGAGCGCAATTCGTCTATCGCAGCCGCAAGCTCACCGAACACATGCAACGCCGCATGATCAGCCTCAGGCTCGAACAGCTCGCCAACCAGCAATCGAGCGAGCGTGCAGCCGAGGGCGATGTCCTCAAGACCTACAGGCCATTGGCCGACGTAGCCCAGACCATCGATGTCTCAGCCATCTGGCGCGCAAACACCACAGAAACCCTGCAACAAGCCCTCGATAATGCCCAGATAGCCATACTCTCAGCATTAGAGAGCAACGATCCTCAACAACGCTTGAACGCAGCCAAGCTGCTGCTCCGAACCAAACAAGCTAGAGAGCGCGGCCTCTAAACACAACATAACATAGCATTTGCCCGCACTCTGAGCAGGCGCCCGGTAATGCTGAGGCGTAACCTACTGTAATCGTTGAGGTTTTTGAGTTACGAATACTTGTTAGCCCCAAGTATACTTCAATGACTGTGCTTGCGCGTGCTTTATCTTCTGGCAGCCAGAAAGATCGCAGCCAATCCGCCTTGAAGCAGGCTGGCGAGCTGGCACGGTCACGGCATGCGACCCGCAGTCACAACCGCGCGCAACCGCGCCACAACCTGATTTTGCCACGCGAGCGCGGCGCGGGCTGAAAAGTGCGCTGGCGGGGTCCGTTATGGGTCCGCTGCGCGATGCGTCTTAGGGAAAGTCAAGCAATATCAGCGCGTTATCTAGCAATGCGCGCTTATTGCCAATAAGTAGATCTACCTTTAGCCGCCCTGAAAAAGCTAGCGAACGGGTTGATGTGATCAACGTTAACGCAACCGGGTCTGGGGACCCTGCCTTACGTTTCTGGGAAACGGAATTGACCCCCCTATAGGTGGGTGTTGAGGGGAGGCCCCCGTAGGGGGGGACCCCTCCCACCATTCCCCCTCTTTTCAGACTACTTCCACGCCCTGTAGGTTAGCATTGGGTCTGTTAGAACTATTCTAACGCTGCTGTTAGAACTATTCTAACGCGATGGCGATCAAGTTGAGTTGCCCTGACTGTGGGGCTGGATATTTCGTGCGGGAGGGCCACGCATGCATCAAGCAATCTGCGACTGTGGAAGGAACTCTGACAACAAATGGTTTGTCTATTCCGATGCGCCGAGGGACGGCCGGTGCCGAACCTACATTGTCTGCCCCGGCTGTGGTGAAGGGCCATACGAAGGCTGGGCGGAAGTCTGGCGGGAGGCCGCCTGGGCCGACCCCGTGGAAGGACCGGAGGTCCGCCTACCATAAGGCCTACATGAAGGCGTACATGCGGGGCTGGCGGGCGCGGAAGGGGGGAGGGCGCGATGGCTCTGACGTTCAGCCAACCTAGTCTGGGGACGCCCTCGCCCGAAGTCGTCGAGGAGATGAAGCGGCTTTTCCGGCAGGCATATGGGCTGCGGGAAGGTCTATCGGTGGAAGATACGGGCAGGGGTTGGTTCCGTTGTTGCGATTACGCCGGCGGCTCGGACTACGTTGTCGCTTATTACAAGCCGGATAAGCGGTACAGATCCGGCCAAAAATTGTGCCTCTTCATTTCGCGCGCCGAAGCTATTCGCCAGCTCAAGTTGGCTTAAGCCTACTTAGGTTTTTTGGCTTGGAGGCCTTCCTTGATCAGCTGGCGGATGGCTTCGGCGCGGGAGGGGAGGCGATTGGCCCAGCGGTAGTCGTCGATTTGGTCGACGAGTTCCTTTGGCATAGGGACGATGAGGCGTTTGGGTTCTTCGGCTTTGCGGGCCATGGCCCGGATTTGTGCATCGGGGCCAACGTGGCGTAAATGTGCCGGGTATGCGGGCGGCATCTTCGGCATAAGGCCTGCGAGAGGGACGGGCATGACCTCGGAGCGGCTCAACGATTTGATCGAGCATTGTTTCCGGCTGCACCGGCTGGACAACCGGGAGGCTCATTACCGCAACATTGCGCGGTTTCTGGGGGTTGAGCCGATTACATTGCGGCGGTGGCTCACGGGGGCCAGCCCGGTGCCGCCTCCCCAGATTTGTGGGTTTGCGGGCCAACCTGTAAGACCTTTAACAGTAAAAGGCGGCGTGCTTGTTAGATGTCTAACGGTGAACATTCGTTTCCGGGAAGGTGAGAATGTTAAACCTAAGCTGGCTTACTGTTAAACGTGGGGCGGATACCATCTGGGCGAGAGCGCCGCAAAAGCGCGTCACCTAGGTTGTGACAGGTTTATGACGGTGATAGCCGCGCTCTTGTTCGAGAGGGGAGGCTTCATTTGATCCGGGTGCAGAAGCGCGGCGAGCCTCATTCGCCGAACGAGGCCGACGAGCGCCAGGCTCAGGCCAACGACAACACGCCGTTCGACGAGAAGGCGTGGCGGCGCAAGTACATGCGCAACTACATGCGCGAGTGGCGGCGGCGGGTGAAGGCGCTGAAGGACGGCGACGGATGATTAGGGTTTGGGCCTATGACGACGGACCGCGCGGGCCTGGGATGGAGGGAGGAATGAGCGCCAACGACAACACCGCCTTCGACAAGTACGCTCGCGCCGAGGATAAGCTCAACCTCGTCGACGTGATGGCGGTCGCCGACGCGGTGGGGCGGGCCGAGGAGGCGCTGGCCAAGGCCATGGCCGGAGGCGGCCAGGACGAGCGCGACCGGTTCGTCTACGCCGTCAGCTTCGCGCTGGGGCGTCTCATGCGCGTCCGCTCGCGCATCCGTGGCGAGGAGCCGGAGCCCGATGCGCCTTAAGCTGAACATCGACCCGCTATGACCTACGACCACTGGAAAACGACCAACCCCGCTGACCAATGGCTGGGGCCAGAACCGGAGGAGGACGACGGCATGAGCAACGAGGCCCGCAACATCGTCAAGACGCAATGGCAGGCGGCGCAGCGCGGCCTGCTCACCATCTGGACCATCTACGACCGGCCGAAAGATCATCCCGACGGCTTCATCGCCCGCCGGTTCGAGGTCGGCGGCGGCGATACGGTGGCGACCCCCGAGATCCTGACCGGCGAGCTTGAGGACCTACGCCAGACCTTCTGGAAGGCGGGCCTGATGAAGCTATCGCGCCAGGAAGGCGACGAGCCGCAGATCGTGGAGAGCTGGGTGTGACCGGAAATTGAAGGCGTAAAAGGAGGAGATCATGATCGGGTCATTCGTCGGCGCGCTGATCGCGCTCGCCGCCCGCGTCGCCGACAAGGGCGCGGGGCAAATTGCCGCCAATCGCTGCAAGTCGGAGGACGAACAACGAACGAACACGGATCGAATGCAGGCGCTCGTCGATGGGCTCATCCGCTCGCGCGCCCAGCTCATCGACCACATCGAGCTATTGGAGCGCGAGCTCGCCACTGAGCGGCATATGTCGGCCCATTGGCTCGCCGAGGCCCAGCGCCTGATCCGCGAGGCGCGGGCGCAACGCCAGGCCGATATCAACCACGCCCAGGCGCAGCAGAACAGCTTGCTCGCGCACGCGCAGTGCTACCAGCAGCAGCCCCTCGCGCAGCAGCTCGGCGCGCAGAACTTAGATGCGGGGATATGGTGCAATTGCGTCCCCTCGCGCGCCCAGGTCTGGGGCGCGAGCCACAGCTTGGTCAATCAGTTGAACCGAGGAGAATGACGATGGCGAAGTACAAGCGAGGCTTCACCGCCAAGTCGCTACACCCGTCCGACGAGCGCCCGCCGAACCTCAAGGGCCGCGTCTACAATGAGTTCCGTCCAGACGCAGCGCGCGGCTCGACGATGCCCCCGCCAACCGGCGACACCGAAGAGCCGCGCTTGAGCAAGAGGAAGGGGCCGCTGTCGAAGGGCCGACGGTGACCGGCAAGCCTGAACGGCTCGGCGATGCGCCAATCGAGCCGGATTATCGTGAGAAGATGGTCGCCGTCGCCCAGGCGCTCGACGAGCTGTTCAACGGCGAGGCGAGAGGCTCAGACCGCAAGACGGGCTTCGTCCTCCTGGTGTTCCCGTTCGGCGAAGGCGAAGGGCGCTGCAACTACATCTCCAACGGCGCGTCGAGGCGCGACATCGTCACGATGATGAAGGAGCAGATCAAGCGGTTCGAAGGCCAGCCGGAAATGGAGGGTCGCGCGTGACCGACGAGGGCGTCACCCGGCTCCCGGTCAAGTTCAAGACGCCCCCATCGGACGAGCGGACGCTCAAAATCGTCCAAGGCGGCTTCGACGGATGCAACCACAACTTCGTCATCGTCGGCTGCGAGATCAAGTACGTCACCTACCTCGTCGATCCGGCCGCCGCCGAGATCGAATGCTCGAATTGCAAGGCCAAGCTCAATCCGATGTGGGTCCTGGCGCGGCTCGCCCACGACGAAACGCGCTACCATGAGACGGCCAAACGCTATCAGGAAGAAATGAAGCGCCTGTCCGAACGCACGCGCGCCAAGTGCGAGTGCTGCGGCTATATGACCAGGATCAGCCGACGGTGAGAGACTTCGACCCCGAAACCCTTCGCCCGATGATCATCGCCAAGAAGGGCGACGTGCGCGCCATCGCCGAGGCGATCGACGCCGACAGCGAGGACTTGCGCGCCTTCATCATCAATACGCCGCTGCTCAGGCGGGCGCTCGACGAGGTGATCGCCCGCGGCGTCGACCAGTCGCTCTCCGTCCTGTTCAAGGGTCTCGACGACGACGACCACTTCGCCAACCAGCTCGGCGCGGCCAAGGAGTTCTTGAAAACGCGCGCTGGCCAGCGGCGCGGCTTCCATCACGCGGGCGACCTGGAGCTGAGAATGCCCGCCAAGGGCGGCGCGCTCACCCTGACTTGGCTCCCGCCTGAGGACAACCGCGCCCATCAGCCGCCGATGATCGAGGGAACGGTGGAGGACTGACGCCAATGCGCCAATGCGGCGACTGCCAGCTCTGCTGCAAGCTCCTGCCAGTCAGGACGCTGGGCAAGGGCGCGGGCCAACGCTGCCAGCACCAGCGCCACCACAAGGGCTGCGCCGTCTATTCCACCCTCGGCCGCGTCTCGCCCGAGTGTAAGTTGTGGAATTGCCGCTGGCTGGTCGCGGACGACACCGAGAACCTGTCGCGGCCGGATCGGTCGCACTACGTCCTCGATCTCATGCCCGACTTCATCACCTTGCGCGACGATAAGACCGGCGAAGCGCAGCATGTCGAGGTCGTGCAGATCTGGGTGGATCCCAAATACCCCGACGCGCACCGCGATCCGGCCCTCAGGGCCTACCTCGATCGCCTTGCGGAGAAGAACGTCGCCGGTCTGGTCCGGCGGAACAACACCGAGGCGCTGACGATCTTCCCGCCCGCGCTCTCGGCCGACGGCCAGTGGCATGAGGTGACGAGCGACTTCCGCGACAAGGACCATACGCCAGAGGAGAAGGTCGCGGCCTTGGGCGAGATGGTCATCCACTTTGCGGAGTGACGACTGACGCCAGCGGCTTAAGATGGGCGCTATCGGTTGTCACAACCGCATGATAAGCCGAAAGCCGGTAAGGGAAGTTCTCAACCACAGAGGCAACCCACCATGACGCGCGTCGTTATCGTCGGCGAAATCTATAACGCCGATCTCTCCATCGGCGGCGGCCCAATCGTCCCGCCCGGCCAGCCCCCTGGCATTTGGGGCGGTCCCCCCTTGTATCCCGACCAAGGCTTGCCAGGCTGGCAACCTCGGCCAAGCCATCCCATCGCGCCAGGCGGGCGGCCTCCGGGCATTTGGGGCGGCCCGCCGCTCTATCCCGACCAGGGACTGCCCGGCGTTCCTCCCGGCTTCTGGGGCGGCGTCGCCCCACCCTATCCGGATCAGGGCCTGCCTGGAGCGCCCCCAGGCTACTGGGGCGGCGTCGCGCCGCCCCGTCCCGACCAGGGCCTGCCTCCGGTCGGCACGCCGGTTCCGCCCGAACTGATGCCCCCGCCAGCCGTGCCGGAAGAGATCGCCGGCCAGTACATCGTCTCGGTCTACAATCCCAAGACGACGGCTTGGACGACCAAGAGCTATCCGCCTCCAGGCTAACTTGACCTTCGCCAACGACAACGAGCCCAGCGGCGCAGACGCGCCGCTGGTCATCCCCTACCGGCCGCGCCGCCACTTCCTCAGGCTGCACGCCTCCGAAAAGCGTTGGATATTCACCTGCGCCCATCGCCGCGCAGGCAAGACGGTCGCGCTCGCCAATCACCTGATCCGCGCCGCCTACCTCAACGGCAGGCAGTGGCCGCCGCCGCGCTACGGCTATGTCGGCCCGTCGTTCGAGCAGGCGAAGGATCTGGTCTGGTCGTACTTGAAGCAGTATACCGCGCCTATCGACGGCGTGCGCTTCCTCGAAGGCGAACTCGCCATCGTCCTCCCCCACAACGGCGCGATCATCAAGCTCTATGGCGGCATGTCAGCGTACGAACGTATGCGCGGCATGTACTTCGACGGCATCGTCCTCGACGAATATCCGTTGCTGCAAAAGACCGTATTCTCCACCGTCGTCAGGCCGTGCCTCGCCGACTACCGGGGCTTCGCCATCGTCAGCGGCACCTCCAACGGAGACGATCACTTCAACGCGCTCAGGCTCCGCGCGATGGATGACGAGCGGTGGGACGTGTTCCTGATCCCGCTGTCGGAAACCGGCGAGGAGGCGCTGTCCTACGCCGAGGCCAAAGAACTCACCCAGGACATGAGCCCCGACGAATACGCGCGCGAGATGGAGTGCAGTTTCGATGCGCCCGTCGAAGGCGCCTACTTCGCCGAAGCCCTCAATACGCTCTCCCTCCAGAACCGCGTCTGCCCCGTGCCGGTCGATCTTTCCAGCCCGGTCATCACCGCGTGGGACCTCGGCGTCCACGACTATTGCTCGATCTGGTGGTGGCAGAACGTCGGCAAGGAGGTCCACTTCATCGACTACGCCATGGGCGTCGGCAAAGGCCTCGACCACTGGGCGGGCGTCCTGCGCAAGAAGAGAAGCGAAGGCGGCTTCGAATACCG